ATAGATAAAGTACCTGTACCAGCATCGTTACTAATTAGAATACTGTTAGCAAAGTTAGTGATACTAGAAGCTATACCTACGCCATTGATTGTGCTTGAACCTGTAATAGCTCCGTCTACTTGTAGTGTAGAAGCCATATCTACAGCACCATCTATATCAACTACGTCTAGGTTAGTAGTTCCGTCTACATCTATATCGCCTGAGATGTCTAGAGAGGTGGCAGTTAAAGCACCAACATTTAGACTAGCAAAAGCGTCAAAAAATGCTGCACCTGATCCTGCTCCGTCTGAATAAACAACTTTAGTATCTCCAGCAGGAATAGTTATATTCGCTCCGCTACCTTGAGAGATAATTATATTTTGAGAGCCAGTTGTGGCGTTTTCAATAAACCACATTTTGCTTATTGTATTTGGGCCAATAGTAATAGTACAAGCTGAATCTAGTGTGCCTGTATATTTAAGATACATCGACCTTCCTGGGTCTGTTGCTCCGTCTGCTATTGTAGTTGTGTGTGTATCAGCATTAGTTGTAATGGCTTCTGTGCCGTATCCTAATGCTTCACCTATTAGCTCTAAGTTTGTGTTTGTTGTGGTTCCCCATGATCCTGACTGATCACCAGTAGCCATCTCCTCAAGTCTTAAATCATTTACGTATGTTGATGCCATTTTATATTCCTCTGCCTAATTAGGCTACATTTTCCCAACTAGGTGTTTGTGTTTCTGTAATTGTACTATAATTTGGCGACTGCGAACTGTCAATTAAACTATAATTAGGTGTTTGCGAATCATCTACTAATCCCCAAACCAAGGGATCTCCAACAATTCCTAATGCAGCATTCAATTCTGGAACTATATTTGCTTTAGCATTTACCGTTAAGCTTCCAACAGTTCCAGTTGCTTCAACGCCATTAACATCTATGTTATTAACTAAAACAAGCGTTGGTGTACCTAATGCAGATGATGTAGCTAGTCCTGATACTGATATGTTGTTATTAGTAACAAGAGATGTTGTTCCTAATGCTGATGTGCTTTCAAATCCTGTTACGGATATGTTATTAACCGTTGATAAGGTTATGGTACCTAAAGCAGATGTTGCTGCTATACCAGTTACGGATATATTATTGACTGATGTTGTGGTTGCTGTTCCTAATAAACTAGCTGCTAAAACACTTGTTGGTGTTACGTTTGCTTCGGCTTGAATAACTACACTTAAAGATCCTAGAGTAGCTGTTACACCACCTACAGAAGCTATAGCTTGAGCATTTACTGCCGCAACGGGAGTTCCAGTTGTACCTGCCGCGGGTGCAGTTACTTCAACCGGTATTGAGCCTTCGCCAAAACCTAACTGGCCCCAGGTACCTCGACCCCAACCGTTTAGATTCTGAGCCATACTAGGCTATTCTAATTATCGCTGTTCCTGAAGCTGCTGCTGGAAAAACTATAGTGAAATCACCTGCGGTAGAAGTTTTATCTCCACGAGAATCTATAGTTGCTACTGACTTGTCGCCATTTGTATCGTTATAGATCATACAACCTCTAGCTGTAATAGTGGCCGTACCAAAGGTTAAATCACTAAAATCAGTAAAAGCAGTAGTTCCACTAGATGTAGGAGTTACATTAGTTAATGCTGCTCCACCAGATGTATAGTTAGTTCCACTAGCTTGGCCTGTTGTAGTAAATGCAGTTGTTGCAGCACCTAAAGTAGCTGAACTTGTGTACAAGGCTAACTTAAAACTGTTACCACTTGAATTGGTAAAGTTGTGAGTGCCTGTCATTAATTCTTTTTTAAAGCTTGTTGTTAATGTTGATGTAATTGCCATTTTAAACTCTTTTAATAATGTTTGCTAAATCTTCATGACCTGCTTTAATAAAATCTTGTATTAAAGTGGCCTTATAAGATTTTAAAGCATTTTTTATATAAATCAAAGATAATTGATAAATTAAATCTTTGTACTCCCTTGCCTGTTCTCTAATATGCGGGTCACTATTGTCAGAATATGACACTATTTTTTCAGTTAATCTTTCTGCCCAGAACTCTGGAGGATGGCCACCAAATTTTGTAGTTTTTGTTTCTATAACTCCTAATGAAGGAGTTCCTGGAGGTGTAAGTTTATCTACCATTTTTTAGGTTCTACAGGTTTATTTAAATGACTATCGTATCTATCTACAAGAGTAGATTCCTGAGAATGTCTTTTTATTTCTAATTCACTAATTCTTGATAGTTGAACCGTATCAGCATTTTGTAGAATAACAAAAGGATCGGCTAATCTATGATAACCGTAAAGTTTTTGCTCTGCTGGTATGTTGGTATCTAATAAGCCACTTGTAGAAGCAACTTCTATTTGTATTCCTTTTTCTATAGCTTTTGCTAACCAAAACTCAACACATGCTCTTCCTGCTTCAGCAAAATGCAAATTACCTTTGTAGCTAAAATCTACTCCAAATAAATTAATTACCGCTACATCATTCCAATATGCAAAAGCAACCGCGTATGCAACCGTATTATTTAAATAGAAACAATTAGTGTCACTTACAACTTCTTTTATAGGAAACTCTACAAGACCAGGACAGCGATCATCTAATTCGCAAGTATATATAGGGCCTTTGTGCTCTTTTAAAACTTTAATCATACTATCGGTTTGACCTCCAGCATCATCTGTATCTAAGAATCTAGATGGTGGATCCATCATAAATACCCTGTCATGATAAATTACATCTGCTACAGCATTTATAGCCCAAACTTCATCAAAATGAACTCCGTGAGACTTAGCTAGATTGTAATCAAACCAACTTTTACCCATACCAACAATAGCCACGGTTTTACCCTTAAGGCTTTTAACTTTCTTCATATTCTCTCCTTTTTAAGAAACAGAAGTTCTTAAAGAATCATGACGGTATTCGTCTCTTCTTCCTCTGGCCTCTGCTTGATTTTTCAATCTTGAAATTTCAAGAAGGAATCTTTGCTCATATTGTTGCATTAGATCCGACTCTCCTTTCATAAATGTATTAGCCTCCACTAAACATCCATATAATAATGCATTTCTTGCATTTTCAGAAATCCAAGTTCCTGAAGTGTTGGATGTTAAACTAGCTGGTTTATACAAATAATGTAACTCAACGGTATAATTTGAATCTGGAACTGGTGCCAGTAATAATGTAGATCCGTTATCTGAAGCAGAAGAGATTTCTTTATCAAAATCTCCATAGTATTTTGGCAGTCCTCTTAACGAGGTATCTGTAGGGTCGACTGTATATTCTCTCATAAAACTAGTGTGTTTTTTATCTAAGAAATTATAATCTCCATTAGCATCTATAACAGCTAAAGAAAAACTAGATATAAAGTCACTTGGGGCCGTTAAATAAGTATTTCCTGTTGTTAATGTTCCTGTTTGATTTTTTCTAAAAAAGTCTAATTGAACTAAGTCAAATATTCTATCTTCGGCATTAACAATAAAATCATTTAGCGTGTTTACAAATGTAGTTTCTTCGTTTTCTACATAATTTTGTATTAGTGTTTTTAACTCTGATAATGTCATGATGTGGTAATTGTAACCTGACCTATTGAACCTGTCACTTCACCCACTAAAAAATTTGTTGGTAAAATTGATGGATTCATAAAATCTGATTGGTATATAGAAGAACTAACAACAACAACAAAACCTTCTCCTACCTCTAAATCATTATTAGGCCTTGCTTGATACAAAGCTTCTGGATCTGAAGTTACTGTTGGTGGTTCTAATTGAGGGTGTTTAGGTTCATAACATTCTTGACAAACCTTAGATCCGTTCCATTCTTTTTTTAATTCGTTTAACTTATATTCAAAAGAACACCTATCACAAAGAGCTAGTGCAAATTTACCAGAAGCGTATGCCATTTAATTCATCCTTAAATTTGGTCTAATTCTAAAAGAAGCCCTATCTTCGTCTTGATCAGCAGCTCTTCTAAATTCTTCTTCATATATAGCTTTTAGTTGTGGTGTTAATTGTGGAGCTTTTTTAAGTGATATGTAATAAGCTAAACCAGCTGTAAAACAAGGAAAAAACCTAAAAGGCATGTCCATAGTGTTATTAGCTGCATCTGCATCATCCATTCTTATAATTTTATTAAAAACAATAACATCCGTAGAATTGTCCGGAGTTGGCCATACTTTTAAAACAGGTGTAATGCTTTTATCAAGAAAAAATTGTGATGGTCTTGCTTGTGTTTGTTTGTTTGGGATATTTAAATACTCAGATCTACTAATTCTGCCTACACTAATATCTGTTTGAATATTGTTGACAGTTCTTCTAATAACAACGTCTAGAATATCAATAACATTAGAATTTAAAGTGTATTCGTTTGTTCCTTGAGTAACCGTTTGTGTATCTTGGTCTATTGTCCATTGATTTAAACCCCTATTTGCCCACTCAGCAAGCATAATATTAACACTTCTGATAGCAGTTTTAAGGTCATAACCAGTTCTTAACTCAAGGCCGCAACGCTCATAAGCTTCTTCTATAAACTCAGTTACGTTTGGTTCAAAATTTGTGCTACCTGATGTTGTCATCTTCTTTATCCTCTGGAGCGTATAGATTGTTAAACGTAATGTTTGGATCTATATAACTCTCATGTTGTTCTGCTGAGTGTGTCCATTGAGAGGGCATAAAGTCTGGAGCTCCCTCACCTACACGCCACAAAGCAGGATTTGTTGCTCTTACTCTATTATTAGGTAAAGCTACAAAATTACCAGTATACTCGCCAGCGTCTGTCAAATATAACACATGAGACTGCTTATGTTGAGCAGGATCATCCGCTATTGAGTTATCAGTATAGTCTACAGTAAATAAATACTTACCTGTATGAAATTCTCCACCTATTTTACATAGCCAAGGTGATGAGCTAACTCTGTCTAAAACAACAACTGAATGTTCGTGACTTAAACAATCCCAAGGTTGGGCTAGATGATCTTCCATAGCCGTTGGCCACTCTTCTAAGGGTATATCAGCTACTAAAGCTTGAATAGGCATTCTTGCCCACATAGCACCACCATGAACATTTGGTGCGTCTTCCATGCTATCTATTTCACACCCAGTAAAGACTACTTGGAATGATAAAGATCTATCTGGTAATGTATTTACAGCTATAACTAGAGCATGTAAATACTCTCCGTGATAGTTACTATGATTTGCTGTAAATTCTTTTCTTACCCAGCATTTAAACTGCGGTACATTAGAAATTAAATATGACATAGGAGGTCTAAATTAAGCTTTACCGCCTTTGGCCATGTATTTAGTTCCTTTCATTGCTCCGCCTTTTGCCATGTATTTAGTGCCTTTCATAGCACCGCCTTTAGCCATATATTTAGTTCCCTTTACAGGGCCACCACTTGCATATCCTTTAGTTTTTTTAAACATTACTTATCTCCTTAAGAAAATTTGGTTGTTTTACGTTTATGTGACATTACAGCCCCACATCCTCTAGCTATCTTTGGTTTATTTGCTGCGCCACCACCGGCAAAGAAACCCATATTATTTCTTACTTTTTTTGGCAAATTAGGCAATCCTTTATTTCCTTCTGGTACTTTTTTAAGTGGGCCACCAGAGGCTTTTTTAACTCTAGGTTTTGCTGTCTTAGCAGAACGAGTCAAAGCTTTATCAGTTACTGTTCCCTTACCTGGCTTGCTTCTACCTTCTTCTCTTGCCTTGTTCATATTGTAATATAAACCTTTTTTAGCAGTTCTTC